AGTGGTAATTCGAGTAGGTTTGCACAAGAACATGACGAAACACATGTTGATGCACAACACGTAGTTCATCTTTCAATGAGTGAAGGACTTGATCAAAATTATCCGTTTGGTAATAGTTTACTTGAAAGTATTTTTAAAGTTTACAAACAAAAAGAATTATTAGAAGATGCGATTATAATCTATCGTGTCCAACGTGCGCCAGAGCGCAGAGTATTCTACGTTGATGTGGGTAACATGCCGTCACACCTTGCTATGCAATTTGTGGAACGTGTTAAAACGGAAATACATCAAAGACGAATCCCATCCAAGACAGGTGGTGGAACAAATGTTATAGACAGCTCTTATAACCCACTGTCAATCAACGAAGATTACTTTTTTCCACAGACTGCTGAAGGACGTGGATCAAAAGTTGAAACTCTTCCAGGCGGAACAAATTTAGGTGAAATAGATGACCTAAGATATTTTACAAATAAACTTGTTAGGGGTTTACGTATTCCTAGTTCCTACTTACCAACTGGCGCAGACGATGGTGCATCACAGTATAATGATGGACGAGTTGGAACTGCGTATATACAAGAATTAAGATTTAATAATTATTGTCAACGATTACAAGCAAATGTTGAAGAAGTGTTCAACAGAGAATTCAAACTATATTTGCGCTCCAAAGGTGCAAACATTGATTATTCAATGTTTGATCTAAAACTAACACCTCCACAAAACTTTGCAGCATATAGACAAGCAGAACTTGATAATAATAGAATAGGAACATTTACGCAAATGGCTGCTATACCATATATTTCAAACAGATTTGCAATGGAAAGATTTTTAGGACTTAGTGAAGAGGAGATTGCTAATAACGAACGTTTATGGAGAGAAGAGAACGATGAAAATCTTACAGACCTAGTTACAGACGACTTAGGTGGTGAGATGCGTATGGCTGGACTCAGCGGTGCTGATTTGGCTGGTGACGCAGGTGGATTGGAAACTGACTTAGGTGGAGACCTTGGAGCTATAGATGGCGGAACTGGTGATTCACCTGAAACTAATACTGAAAACGAAATTGGAGGCGGTGACGCTGAGAATCCGGCACAAACTATATAAATAATAATATGATACTTAGAGAGCTATATTACTTCGACGATAAAACAATGGAACCAGTAGAAGATCATACATATGATGCTATGGACGATAAGAGTGTGGTTAAAGTAGATGATGATCGTAAAAGTAGATTAACACTCAAAGATATAAACAAGGCAAGAAAAGCAAGCGACAATCATAAAGTCGAAAGCGAAAAAGAATTAAATTTTATTAGACAGATGTATGGATTAGCAGCACAGGCAGCAGCCGGCGGAATTTAATGAATGACATAGCCTTTGTGTTAGGTAACGGCATAAGCCGTAAACACATACCATTACAACCCTTAAAAGAACACGGAAAAATATATGGCTGCAATGCTTTATATAGAGAATTTGCACCTGATCATTTGGTTGCAGTTGACACAAAGATGATCATTGAGATAGCCGATACACGCTATCATCACCAGTATAGTGTATGGAGTAATCCTAATAAACTCACACAAAAAACGGCTGGAATTAATATAATGAATCCAAATAAAGGATGGAGTAGTGGGCCTACTGCAATGTTATTAGCCAGTCAACACGGATATAAAACAATATATCTTTTGGGCTTTGATTATGTTGGCTTAGGCGAAAAAAATGAAAAAGTAAACAATCTTTATGCTGGTAGTAAAAATTATAAACAAACTAATGATAGAGCTACGTATCATGGAAATTGGACTAGACAAACTATGTTGTGCGCAAATATGCATCCAAAGACTAAATACGTTAGGGTAATACCGAAAGAAGACTTTTTTATTTCTGAATACCTTGTTGGATTAAAGAATTTTGAACATATAACTAGTGAAGTTTTTAGAAAAACTTTTACTAATAACCAACATAATATATAAAATACGCTGTTTTGACACCATTTTAAGCGTATATTTCCTATAAAGTGTAAATATAATTGACAGCCTTGACAATAAAGGAGAAAGACATGACTGATCGCAACAAGTTTGAAGAAATGCTTGAGCGCCTTGTCAACGAAGACAAAGAAGGTGCGGAAGAGCTTTTCCACGAAATCGTGGTAGAAAAATCACGTGAAATTTATGAAGGTCTACTAGAAGACGAAGAAGTTGAAGAAACAACTGATGAAGAAGTTGATGAAGCAACAGACGAAGAAGTAGACGAGTCTGAAGAAGACTTAGACGAAGCTACAGATGAAGAAGTAGACGAGTCAGAAGAAGCAGTAGACGAAGCAACTGATGAAGAAGTAGACGAAGCTACTGACGAAGAAGTAGAAGAAATGTTTGACGAGCCAGCATTAGAAGGTGATCCAACAGACGATATGATGGGTGACATTGAAATGCCAGACGCAGGCGGAGACATGGACATGGGCGGTGATGACGACATGGGCATGGACGACGAAGGTGACGTAGAAGATCGTGTTGCAGATTTGGAAGACGAGCTAGAAGCACTAAAAGCTGAATTCGAAGCACTAATGGGCGACGAAGAGCCAGGTGACGAAATGCCATCAGACGATATGCCAATGGACATGGATGACGAAGAAGGCGACAAAGAAGCAATGGCTTTTGAAGCTGACGAAGAAGTAGAAGAAGCTACTGATGAAGAAGTAGAAGAATCAACAATGCCAAAGTCAGACACAGAAATCATGCGTGAATACGTAACAAAAATGTCAGATGAGCCAAAGAAAGGTGATAACGGAGCAAATGCTAAATCACCAGTAGCTGGCAAAAACGATATGGGTGGCACAGCATCAAATATCGCAAAAGGCGGCACAGCTGATGAAAAAGGCACATCAGGCGGATTAGAAGGTAATTCACCAAAAGAAGATAACGCAGGGAATGTAAACACTCCAGGCGGCACAGGCGCTTCAAAACAAAGCGCACAACCTGGCCACGGCGCTGAAAAGAAGTCGAAGCCAGAGAATGCTGACAATAAAAAATCAACTATTGGCAGCTAAGACGAGGACTGACGTATGAAACTACTGAACGAACATTTGAGTTTCGACCAGGCTAAAATTGTTGTTGAGTCTGCTAATGAGGGCAAAGACCTTTATATGAAAGGTATTTGCATCCAAGGCGGAGTTCGCAACGCTAACCAGCGTGTTTATCCCGTTAACGAGATTGGCAGGGCTGTCACCACACTCAATGAACAAATTAGTGGTGGCTACTCAGTGTTAGGTGAAGTAGATCATCCTGAAGGACTTAATATTAACTTAGACCGTGTAAGCCATATGATCACAGAAATGTGGATGGATGGACCAAACGGTTATGGCAAGTTAAAAGTTTTACCAACTCCGATGGGACAATTAGTTAAAACAATGCTTGAAAGCGGAGTTAAACTAGGTGTCTCATCGAGAGGTTCCGGAAACGTAATGGAAGACGGAAGTGGTGAAGTGAGCGATTTTGAGATAATCACCGTAGACGTTGTAGCTCAACCGAGCGCACCGGGTGCTTATCCTACACCGATATACGAACATCTTATGAATACCCGAGGTGGATATAAGGCGTTCCATACATCAAGGGAAGTTCAAGGCGACAAAAAGGCACAAAAATACTTAAAAGAGAGCTTATTAGATATAATAAGCAAGCTCCGATAGCGAGGAGAACAATATGTTGGAAGCATTAAAATCACTCTTCGAAAATGAAGCACTATCTGAGGAAGTTCGCACAGAACTTGAAGAAGCATGGAATGCAAAAATCAAGGAAAACCGTTTACAGGTTACAGCTGAACTGCGTGAAGAATTTGCAAAAAAATACGAGCATGACAAAACTACAATGGTGGAAGCTATTGATAGTCTAGTTACTGATCGTTTAGCAGAGGAAATCGCAGAATTCCAGGACGATCGTAAGCAACTAGCAGAAGCGAAAGCTAAATTTGCTGTTGCACAACGTCAAAATGCTAACCTTCTAAAAAGTTTTGTAAGCGAACAACTAGCTAAAGAAGTAAAAGAACTACACACCGATCAAAAAGCAATGGCTGATAAGTTTGTTGCTCTAGAAGAGTTTGTAGTAGAATCATTAGCAAAAGAACTTGCAGAGTTTTACGAAGATAAAAAAGACTTAGCCGAAACAAAAGTGCGCTTAGTGCGTGAAGGCAAAGCACACGTTAATAGAGTCAAAAAAGACTTTATTAGCAAATCTGCTGCCCTAGTATCAGAAACAGTGTCAAAAGGACTTTCAAAAGAAATTACAGCACTGAAAGAAGATATTGAAGCAGCACGTAAAAATGATTTTGGTCGAAAATTATTCGAAGCATTCGCTAACGAATATCAGCACTCATATCTAAATGAGAAGAGTGAAACTGCTAAAATGTTGAAAGTAGTTGATACAAAAGACAAGCAACTAAATGAAGCAAAAACAGCAGCGGCGAAAGCAATTAAACTTGCAGAAGCAAAG